CGGAAAATCATTAACAGTAGGAAATGGAGCAACTAGCATGGGTGGAACATTAGCTGTTACAGGAGTAGCTACATTAAGTGCTCGTTCAGTTCATAATGCAGGTATCACAATTCAAAACGGAGGCGAAATTGGTTCCGCAGGTGATCCCGATGCAATTACAATTGCAGCTGGTGGTGTAGTTACATTTAGTCAAAATGTTGCAGCAACAATTTCAAGCACTACAGCAGCTCAACCAAATATTACCACTATGACAGGATTAACTGCTGTAGGAACAAGTGGAACAAATACAACATTTTCAGGTCCTATTGTAGCCAATGAAGGAGTAAATCTTGCTGCATCAAAATCATTGAGTGTTAATGGAACTGCTATATTAGCTGATAGTGCAGGAACAATGACATTATCAAATATTGATGCTTTAGATGCAACCACAGAAGCAACAATAGAAGCAGCTATTGATACTCTTTCTAATTTGACAACTACAGGTGCATTAAATGCTGGTTCAATTACAAGTGGTTTCGGTAATATTGATAATGGTTCAAACACTATTACAACAACAGGAACAATTACAGGTGGAACAGTAAATGCAACAACACTTCAAATTGGAAGTACTTCTATTTCAGCAACAGCAGCAGAATTGAATTATTTGGATATTTCTACATTAGGAACTTCAGAAAACAGTAAAGCAGTAACACAAAGTGCAGGTGGTGTTATAACAATTGGTGCTGCAAATGGAGATCAAGTATTAAATATTGCATCTCATGATTTAACTGATGGTGGTCTTCAATTAGCAGGCACATTAGTAAAAGCATCAGCTAATGAATTGAATATATTAGATGGAGCAACTATAACAACTACAGAATTGAATCTTTTAGATGGTGCAACTTCTGCAACTTCAACAACTGTTGCTGATGCAGATAGAGTAGTATTAAATGACGGAGGAACAATGGTTCAAGTAGCTGTAACTGATTTAGATACTTATTTTTCTGCAACAACTGCAAATGCACTTACAGGTAAAACATTAACAAATCCTACAATTAATGCAGCATCATTAACAGGAACATTAAGTGGAACTCCTACATTTAGTGGTGTAATAACACATACATCAACTCCTGTATTCAATTCTAACATTAGTGTTAAGAATGGAGCAAATGCAGCAGCAGTTGAAATATTTGAAGCATCAGCTAGTGGATCAAATAAAGCAAGTTTAACTGCTCCAGCATTAGGAGCAGATGCAACATTAACATTGCCTAATGCAACATCAACAATAGCAACAACAGGTCTTGCAGAAACACTTACCAATAAGACATTAACTTCTCCCACAATTAATGACGGCACAATTAGTGGCAGCACAATTAATAATGCATCCATTGGTGCAACTACTGCATCAACAGGTGCATTTACAACATTAACTGCTAGTGGAGCAACAACTCTTAACGGTAATGTAAAATTAGGTGATGCAACTTCAGATACAATAGGTTTCTTTGGTAATAATGGAACAACGCAAGTAACAGTAAGTGATCCTGATACTTTAACTTCATCCGCAGCATCAGGAGCTCCTACCCAAGCAGAATATAATGCACTTAGAACAGATGTTTCTAATTTAAGAGCTACCGTTTTGGCTCTATTAAATGCATTACAAGGATATAATCTTGTTTAAATAATAAAATAAAAAATCTTAGGAATAATGATAACATATAAATAAGAAAATTATTTTACATTAAAATAATTTTTGTAAAAACACGAATTTAGTAAAAAACATGAGGTTTATAAAATATAACAATTAATATATATACACAATGTCAGGCAGTACGGATATTAACCAAGATGTGTCAATGAACGGAACATTAGACGTTCAAGGAGCAACAACAATTTTTGGCCGTTTAAGTGTCAATGACGATGCATCATTTTCAGGTGATGTAGATGCTAATGATATTACAGCACAAGGTAGATTATTTGTAAATAAAGAATTATTTTTGTATAAAGATGTAACAACCTCAGCTTCTTTAGAATGTAAGAATCTTAGCGTAAATGGTTTTTTCACAGCAGCATTCCAAGACAACACCATTCCTATTACCGCAATTACAAATAGCCATATTATGACAACAGAAGGTGATTTACAAGAAGGTGTAAAAGTATCAAAAGATGCCAAGTTATTAAACAGGGTATTTGTTACAAGTGATATTGTAGGGTCTAATGATTTACTTTTAAGTAATGATGCAGTATTAAGCAATAGACTATATGTATCAAGTGATGTATCTTTAAACAAAACTGTATTTATAGGAGATGATGCAACCATTGCAAAAAGACTTTTTGCTGCTGGAGATGTATCATTAAATGGAAACACACATATGGAAGGAGATGTAACAATTGTTGGAACATTAACAGCAGGAAGTTATGCTGATAATACAATTCCAACAAGTGCTTTTATTGATGATGTATTAACAGGGTCTAATTTTAGCAATGATATAGTTGGTGGAAATAGATTATTAGTAGCAAATGATGCTTCATTTGGAAAGGCAGTAACAATATTAGAGGATGCAACAATTGAAAAGAGATTATTTACAACAGGCGATGTAACAATTAGTGGAAATACAGTAGCACAAAAACATTTGAATGTAACAGGAACAATAACAGCAGGAAGTTATGCAGATAGCACAATTCCTCGTAGTGCAATTATCGGAGGAGTGTTACAAGATACATTTGCAACAGATGTAACAATGAACGAAAAACTTGTTGTTCAAAAGGAATTAACAACTAACACAAGATTATTTGTAGATGAAGATGCACACTTGAAGAAAAGATTATTTGTAGATGCAGATGCTTCCTTTAGCAACAAGGTATATGTTGCAAATAATTTAACAATTGGTGGAAAGCTTACAGCAACTAATTATGGAACTGGAGTAATTCCTCAAGCAGCTATTGACGGCGGAGTAGGTCTTTTAGATACAAATTTTAGCGACGATGTTGTTGCAGCAAAGAGACTATTTGTAACAAGTGATGTATCATTTGGAAAAACCATGACAGTAATAGGAGATGCTACAATTTCAAGCAATTTATATCAACAAGGCGAAGCAACATTTAGCGAAAATGTAACTGCTGAAAAAGGTTTAACAGTAAATGGGTTATTAACAGTAGGTGATTATGGAACAGGTACTATTCCTCCATCCGCAATTATCGGTGGAGTTGGATTATCAGATCCCAATTTTACTGATGATGTAACAACTACAAAAAGACTTTTAGTAGCAAGTGATGTATCATTTGGAAAAACATTAACAGTAATAGAAGATGCTACAATTGCAAAGAGATTATTTCAAAGTGGCGAAGCAACATTCAGTGACAATGTAACAATGGAACAAGGATTAACTGTAAATGGAACATTGACAGCAAATTATGCTGATAATACAATTTCTCAATCAGCACTTATTGGTGGTGTAGGATTAACCGATACTAATTTTACAACAGATGTTATTACCAGTGAAAAATTATTAGTAGCAAAGGATGCTTCTTTTGGAAAAAGTATAATTGTTTTAGAAGATGCTACAATTGCAAACAAATTATATCAACAGGGTGAAGCAACATTCAGTGAGAATGTAACTGCAGCTAAGAACTTGGATGTAACTGGAACATTAACAGTAGGCGATTACGGAACAGGAGTCATTCCTCAAGCAGCAATTAATGGTGGAATTGGATTAACAGATACTAATTTCACAGACGCAGATGTAAATGTAGATAAAAGATTATTTGTAAAGGGTGATGCATCATTTAATAAAGTTTTGATAGAGAAAGATTTGACATTAAACGAAAGATTATTTGCAAACAAAGATGTAACTCTATCCAATAATGTCATTATAAATGGAACAGGAGGTGCAACAACAACTATTTCCACACCATTGAACGTTACTGGAGCTATAATAGCAGAAGATTTAAGTGTAAATGGAACATTAACAGCAAATTTTCCTGAAAATTCCATTCCTCAAGAAGCAATTATTGGTTTAGGAGGAGCATCTGGAAGTCAATTTGTAGAAGATATTACAACAACAAAAAGATTATTTGTAGATGAAGATGTTACAATGAATAAGCGTTTATTTATAACAAATGACCTTTCATTAGGTGGAAATGTTTTTATGGGTTCAGCTACAGGTAAGGTAACTGTATTTGATTTATCTATAAATGATGATGCATCAGTAAAGGGAGATCTTCATGTTAATGGAAATTTATATGCTAATTTTGCAGATGGTTCTATTCCTCAATCAGCATTAGAAGCAAGTGAAGATAGTTCAAGTTTCACAACTGACTTAAGTACAACAAAACGTGCTTTTGTAGATGATGATATGACTTTAAGTAAAAGTTTATTTGTAGCAAATGATTTATCAATGGCTGGAAATTTAATAATGGGAGGAACAAATAGTAAAATCACTGTATTTGATTTATCTGTAAATGATGATGCATCTATAACTGGTGATTTACATGTAGGAGGAGCATTAGTAGCTACTTTTACAGATGAGTCAATTCCTCAAAGTGCAATTATTGGTGGTGTAGGATCTAATGTATTTACAGAAGATATTCAAGGAGGTGCAAGAGCATTTATAGATGAAGATGTTACAATGAAGAAGAGATTATTTATTGCAAATGATTTATCATTAGGAGGAAATGTATTTATGGGAAACAATAATAGTAAAGTTACAGTATTTGATTTATCAGTAAACGATGATGCATCAGTAACTGGAGATTTACATGTGGGAGGAGCATTAGTTGTAAATTTTTCAGATGAATCTATTCCACAAAGTGCAATTATTGGTGGTGTAGGTTCTAATGTATTTACAGAAGACATTCAAGGAGGTGCAAGAGCATTTATAGATGAGGATGTTACAATGAAGAAGAGATTATTTATAGCAAATGATTTATCTTTGGGTGGAAATGTATTTATAGGTTCTGAAATAGGTAAACTTTCAGTATATGATTTATCTATAAATGATGATGCATCTGTTAAGCGTAATCTTCATGTAGATGGAAGTTTGACTGTTGGAACATATCCTGACGAATCTATTCCTCAAAGTGCAATTATTGGTGGTGTAGGGTCTAATGTATTTACAGAAGACATTTCAGCCAATAAGAAAATGAATATTGATGATACAGTAACAATTAATAAAGATTTAATTGTATCAACTGATTTATCACTTGGAGGAAATATATTTTTAGGTTCAACAAATAGCAGAGTAGATGTAAAAGATATTTCAGTAAATAATAATTTAACAGTAGCTGGTGTATTAACAGCAAGTTATGCTGATGAAACTATTCCTCAAAGTGCAATTATTGGTGGTGTAGGTTCAAATGTATTTACAGAAGATATTTCAGCCAATAAGAAGATGAATATTGATGATACAGTAACAATGAACAAAAATTTGATTGTAGTAACCGACTTATCCTTAGGTGGAAGCCTTTTGATGGCTGCAGGTGAAGCCAAAATATATGATATTTCTGTAAATAATGACTTAACAGTTGCTGGAAACATAATAGGTAATTATCCTGCTGAAACTATTCCTCAAAGTGCAATCATTGGAGGTGTAGGGTCTAATGTATTTACAACAGATATTTCAGCCAATAAGAAGATGAATATTGATGATACAGTAACAATGAATAAGGATTTGGTTGTAGTAACTGACTTATCCTTAGGTGGAAGCCTTATAATGACAGGAAGTCAAGCCAAAATATACGATATTTCCGTTAACAACGACTTAACAGTTGCTGGAAACATAATAGCTAATTATCCCGCAGAAACTATTCCACAAAGTGCAATTATTGGTGGAGTAGGTTCAAATGTATTTACAATTGATATTTCAGCAAATAAGAGAATGTTCATAGATGATACAGTAACAATGAATAAGGATTTGGTTATAGCAACTGACTTATCAATGGGTGGAAATCTTAACATGGCTGGAGGTGAAGCAAACATACTTGATTTGAATGTTAAGAATGATTTAACAGTAGATAAAAATGTAACAATTAAAGGATTACTTAATGTTCAACAATATAGCAATCAAAATATTATTAATACAACCACAACAAATTATCAATTAATTGTTTCAGAAGATTTATCATTAAATGGAAATTTATCTGTATCTCAAGACGGGGAAGTTACAAATAGATTATTTGTAGGAGATAAGTTAGCAATTGGAAATTCTGCACCTGCAGTAAGTTTAGATTTAACAGGTAAAACAGATGCTATTCAATTACCTGCTGGAACAAGTTCTGAAAGACCTTTTAATTCATCCCAGGGTTATATTCGTTATAATACTGTTCTACAACAATTTGAAGGTTATGGAGCTGGAAATACATGGGCTTCTTTGGGAGGAGTTACAGATATTGATCAAGATACATATATTAGTGCTGAAACAAGCTCTGATAATGATACATTATCATTTTTTACATCTGGAGCAGAAAGAATGACACTAGATAGAGACGGTCATCTTACATTACCAGGTGGTCAAAATATAACTACAAGCGGAAAAATTACAAGTTTTTCGTTTGAAGGAACCGACATGACTATGACTGGGCAAACCGCTTTGACTACATTAGGTGTTTCTGGAAATACAGCTGTAAATAGTATCACTGCAAATAATATCACTGTTTCAGGCAGTATTACTGTTCCCGATGCTTCTATACCTGCATCAGCAATTGTAGGAGAGGTAGCATCAACATCTTCTGGTTCTCCTAATTTCCTTTTGGATGTAAGTATGAACAAGCGTTTGTTTGTTAAGAGTGATTTATCCATGGGTGGAGATTTAACTGTTGTAGGAGATGCTTCATTTAATAACACATTACAAGCTCAAGATTTGGTAGTAACAGGCACAACCACTTTTGCTGCTGCTTCAATTAAAGCAGAAGCAATTGATGGAAATGTAGGAGTAGATTTTACAAACGATATAAGCATGAACAAAAGATTATTTGTAATGAGTGATGTATCCATGGGAGGTCGTTTGGATGTTGTTGGTGATGCTTCATTTAATAACGCATTACAAGCTAAAGATTTGATAGTTACAGGAACAACTTCGTTCCCTGATGCTTCTATTCCATCAGCTGCAATAATAGGAGGAGGAGGAGGTTCAGCAGACTTCAGTTTAGATGTAAGTATGAATAAAAGATTATTTGTATTAAGTGATGTATCCATGGGTGGTCGTTTGGATGTTATTGGAGATGCATCATTTAATGGAGATCTTAATGTAGCAGGAGCAATAAAATCCACTGGGAATATTGTTGCTAATGTTACAGGTAATGTAAGTGGAACAGCAGCAACCGTTACAGAAAATACACAAAATGCTATTACTACTTTACCATCTTTAACCAGCATTGGCGCAGCAGGAGCCACTCTTCTCGCTGAAGGAAATCTTCAAGCAAGCAATCTTCTTGCCTCAAGTAGTGCACAGATAAATGGCATGATAAGTGTTGCTGGTGATATAGATGTTAATTCGGGTAAATTTTCAGTTTCTGCAGTAAATGGAAATACTACTGTAGCAGGACTACTTAATATTACAGGAACTGGTATAAGTAATAGTGGTGCTATGACCGTTCAGGGCAATGCGGACCTTCAAGGATCATTAGAATTAACTGGTATAGCAACTCTTCATAATGCAACAACTGTAGGCGGAACTTTGGGTGTAACTGGTGCAACAACTCTTTCTGATACAGCAACTGTAGGTGGAACATTAGGAGTAACAGGTGTAACAACTTTATCTGATGCAGCAACTGTAGGTGGAACATTAGGAGTAACTGGTGTAACAACATTATCTGATGCTGCTACTGTAGGAGGAACATTAGGAGTAACTGGTGTAACAACATTATCTGATGCTGCTACTGTAGGAGGAACTTTGGGTGTAGGAGGAAATTTAACTGTGGATACAAATAAATTTGAAGTTGTTGCCGCTTCTGGAAATACAAGTGTTGGAGGCACATTATCTGTCACTAGTGATCTTGCAGTAAATGGAACTAATTTCACAGTTGCTGGAGCTACAGGAAATACATCAATTGCAGGAACATTAGCAGTAACTGGCGCAACAACAATGTCAGATAATGCAACAGTAGGAGGAACTTTGGGAGTAACTGGTGTAACAACATTATCTGATGCTGCTACCGTAGGAGGAACCTTAGGAGTAACTGGTGTAACAACATTATCTGATGCTGCTACCGTAGGAGGAACATTAACAGTAACAGGAGCAACAACATTAAATGATAATGTAAGTGTTGCAGATGCAAAAACATTTACAGTAGGTTCAGGTGCTTCTTCATTGGGAGGTTCATTGACTGTTGCAGGAGCAACAACATTAAATGATAATGTAAGTATTGCTGCTGGAAAGACATTTACAGTAGGAACAGGTGCTTCTTCATTAGGAGGAACTTTAACAGTTGATGGTCAGACTGATATTAATAATGATTTCTTTATAAAGAGCGGCGCAACTAATAAGATTTCGATGACACAAAGTAGTGGAAATATCTTTGCAGATGGATATGTATGGAGTGCATCTCAAATTATATGTGGAAATAACGATAAATTTTCAGTTTTAGGAACTAATGGTAATACAGAAATTGGAGGAAATTTGAATATTAACACTGATAAGTTTGTAGTAACAGCAGCAAGTGGTAATACAGATATTGCAGGAACATTAGATGTTACTGGTGATACAAAGATTAATACAGATAAGTTTGTAGTAACAGCAGCAAGTGGTAATACTGCTATTGCAGGAACATTAGATGTAGATGGTAATGCAGTATTAAAGAGCGATTTATCATTAAATCAACAATTATTTGTTGGTCAAAATGCTGTATTTGATAAAGATGTTACAATTGAAGGTAATTTGAGTGTTCAACAATATCAAAGTGAAAATATTATCAACACAACTACAACCAACTATCAATTAATTGTATCTGAAGACTTATCATTAAATGGAAGACTCTTCGCTGATTATGACGCTTCTTTTGGTGCTAATATATTTGTAGAAAACAAGTCTATTTTACACAATGATGTATCCATGAACAGTCGCTTGTTTGTATTTGGTGATTCTTCTTTTAATAACAATGTATTTGTTAGAGGAGCATTAGATGTAAGTGGTGCAATCAGTATGGACGGTGATGTATCTTTGAACAATTCATTATTCACAGCAAATGATATTTCAGTAAATGGTATTAATATTGGTCGCGGAGCAGGTAACTCAGATACAAATACAGTTGTAGGTAAAGATGCTCTTATAACTAATTCAACTGGAACAAAAAATACTGCATTTGGTATTGATTCATTAAAATTCAATACAACTGGTATTAGTAATACTGCTGGAGGTCAAAAATCCCTTTTTAATAATGCTCAAGGAAGTTATAATACCGCATTTGGAACAGAAGCATTATTGGATACAACAGCAGGTTATAATACAGGTATTGGTTATCAAGCATTAAAGAGTAACACTACTGGAACAAATAATACGGCTATTGGTAATGCAGCTGGTTTGAATTCTCAACAAGGAACAAGTAATACATTTGTAGGTTATGGTGCTGATATTGATACCAATGCAACAGGAACAATTGATTTTTCAACAGCTGTTGGATACAACGCAAAAGCTACAGAAAGTAATCAGATAATGATTGGTGGCGATGCAACAAACGGTCGCATTTTCTTGAATGCAAATGATATTTCAGGTAATGCAGGAACTTTAGATGTGAAATTAATTAATTTCACTGCAGAATCTATTCCTGCTAATGCAGTAGAGGGAAGTAGTTCAGAAACTACATCATTGACAGGAAGAGTAATTATGAATGCTGATCTTCGTGTAGATGGTAGTGCTAATTTACAACACGATGTTACAATTGGACAAAGAGCCTGGTTACAAGATAGATTATATGTAGGAGGAAGAGTAGATGTAGTAAATGATGCTTCTTTCAATTCTAATGTGCAAATGGCTAATATTAATGGTATGGTTTCTTTCGTTACTACAGGTAATATTGAGATTGCTGGTGCAATTAGTCAAGGAACAGCATTAAATGCAACTGAATACACAAATTATATTGCAAAAACTGTTAGCCCTGCTTTCGCTACTGATGTAGTTCGCACATCTACAAATGGTCAATATGTTGCTATTTATGATGATGCAACAGGTAATCAAATGTATATGTCTAAGGATTATGGAGCTACTTTTACAACAGTTTCACTTGGAACTACTGGAACTGGTGTAACTGATAGCACATACGATATAAATAGAAGAGTGTCAATGGACGAAACTGGACAATATATTGTTCTCGTAGGTAACTCAAATGTATGCTGGTCTAATAATTATGGTGTATCTTTTAGCACTTCATTAAGTGATTCTACATTGACATATACTTGTGCATCTACAAATGGTCAATATTTGGCTGTAGGAACAAATAATGAAAAATTATATATTTCTACAGATTATGGTGCAACCCTTCCTGCTCACGCCCAAGGTCCTGTAAATATTGAAGGAGATGATGGAAGTGGAGGTTCAGGAGAAAAACATAACTGGAGACATGTAGTTGTCAATAGCACAGGTAAATATATTTCTTGTGTAACAGATACAAAGATTTATGGATACGCAAATGCAGCAGCTGCTTATGGTTCTTCTAGTGCTTTTACCAATAATACAACCAACTCTACACTGACAGCTGGCGAAATAACTGCTTTGCAGACTCTTCATATGACTCGCGATGGTAATTATATATTTACAAGTATTGACGGTGCTGTTTATAGAGCACCCACTGGTTCTATTACAAATGGTTCATGGAAAAATACCACTGTTCAATCTACATCAGGGGCATATTGGAACATTTCTACTACCACAACATCAGGTATGGACGGTAGATTCTTATATTTGGTAGATAAAAATAATGCTGGAAAAGTATTAGCAAGTAATGATTATGGTACAACAATAGCCGATGATCCTCAATCAAGTGATGCATCCAGAGATTATCAAAATATTACAGTAACAGGTAATGGTGCTTACACATACGCAAATACAGCAACTGGTTTATTTGTAAAGGAATATAAAGATGGAACAACCGCATCCATTATAACTGGTGAAGCCTTTATTTTGAGTCAAGATGCTTCCTTTAACAATCGTATTTTCGTAGATCACGATGTATCATTCAATAAACGCTTGTTTGTAGGTGAGAATTCTATCTTGAACGGAGATGTTTCTATGAATAGTAAGATGAACATTGAAGGCGATTTGTCTATGAATAGCCGCTTATTTGTTAAGAAATCAGCCAATGCAAATGTCTTTATGGAATCTTATCAAACTGGAATTACAGAAATGGATGTAAGAGTTGTATCCAAAACAGCTGAACATAGATTTTACAATAATGGAAGTTCAAGTGGTTATTTAATAAATGAAGGCGAATCACCTTACTTGACTTTTGTTCCTGGAAAATCTTATCGTTTCTTACAATCTGACTCTACAAACAGCACTCATCAAATTAAGTTCTATTTATCTCCTGATAAAACAACTTTATATGAAAATGGTGTCACTTATAATGGAACAGCTGGTTCAGCAGGAGCTTATACACAAATTGATGTATCTATGGGCACACCTAGTGTATTATATTACCAATGCGTCAATCATGGTTTAATGGGTAATCAAATCAATGTATTAGGTTCAAAGAGTTTTGATGGTGATTTGTCTTACAATGTTATTAAGTTGCCTTCTGGAACCACAAGTCAAAGACCCGCTTCAATTGAAAGAGGTGTTGTTCGTTATAATACAACTACAGACCAATTTGAGGGTTATGGTGCCGGAAATGCGTGGGGTTCTTTGGGAGGAGTCATTGATGTAGATCAAGATACATATATTAAGGCAGAGACTGCAGCTAATGACGATAACGATCAATTGCAATTCTTCACAGCTGGAACACAAAGAATGATTATTGGAAACAACGGAGACATTAGTATGAACCACGACTTGAAGTTGAATTCAGATAGCGGTAAGATTACACTTGGTCTAGATGATGATGTAATTATGAAACACGATGGAACTGATGGTCTTGATATTGACAGTGCAGGTGCTCTTTCACTCAATTCATCTGGTGGAGCCATCAATCTTGGTAATGATGCTGTTACAGGTGCAATTAATATTGGTTCAGGAGCATCTGCAAGAACAATTACAGTAGGTAATGATGCATCAACTAAGGTAGATGTAAATGCTTTGGCTATTGAGTTAGATGCAGGAACTGGAGGTCTTACACTAGAAAGTGAATCAACAAGTGCAAATGCAATATTGGTGCAGGCTAGTTCTGGTGGAATTATGTTGAGAGCTGCTGATGAAGCACGAATTAAATTATCTAACGCTAATGGTGACAGTTATTTTGTGATGGAGCCTTCAGCAACAGCAGCAAATGAAAAGTTTGATATGTATAATGCACAAGGTACAGCTGCAGATGCAATTAGAATAAAAGCTCTCAACGGTGGTCTTACTTTTGATGCAGGCACCAGTATTGCATTAACATCAACAGACGCTTTAACATTAACTGACGGAACAGCAACATTATCTTTGGGAGGAACTGGAGCAACCAGTATAACAGGAGCTGCCTCTATTAATTTAGCTTCTACGGGTGCAGTTAGACTCAATTCATCTGGTGGAGCCATTAATATTGGTGAAGATACAGACACAGGTGCAATTAATATCGGTTCAGGAGCATCTGCAAGAACCATTACAGTAGGTAATAATTCATCCACACTTTTAGGATTAAATGCTGCGACAATTGATTTAAATGCAGGAGCAGGTGGTGTAGATATTGATTCTGCAGGTGCTGTAGCAATTGATACATCCTCAACATTTGATGTAAATGCTACAGGAGCTCTTTCACTCAATTCTTCTGGTGGAGCCATTAATGTTGGTGATGATGCAGCTACAGGTGCAATTAATATTGGTTCAGGAGCATCTGCAAGAACCATTACAGTAGGTAATGATGCATCCACTAAGGTAGATGTAAATGCTACGGCTATTGAGTTAGATGCAGGAACTGGTGGTCTTTTATTAAATAGTGCTTCAACAAGTGCTGCAGGTATTGATATTGCTGCTAGTGCTGGTGGAGTTCGTATGAGTGTTGCTGACGGAAGTCGATTACGACTAGCAAACGCAGCTGGGGATACTCGTTTTCAAATTCAACCTAACGCAACAGCAGCACTTGAAAAGGTTGAAGTAATAAATACATCAGGAACAGCAACAGATGCTCTTAAATTAGAAGCAACAGCTGGTGGTCTTGACTTTAATGCAGGTTCCACTATAGCATTAACTGCTGCTGGTGAATTAAGTTTAGATAGCACAGATACAACTAACGGTATTAAAGTAGGAACTTCTACTTCAGGCGTTCCAATTACTATCGGTCATACTACCTCAGAAGTAACTGTAGCTGATAATTTGACTGTTACTGGAACTACAACAATGACAGGTGCATTAGATGCAAATAGCACAGCTGATATTGCCGATACATTAACATTGAGTAAAGCAAGTGGAACTGGTTTATCTGTAACAAGCGATGCTACAGTTGGTGGAAACTTGGTAGTAACAGGAAACATGACAGTAAATGGAACAACTACCACCATTAGCACAACAAATACCACAGTAAGCGATAGTTTAATGGAATTATCCAGTGGAACATCTGGAACTCCTGCAAATGATGCTGGTTTAATTATAGAAAGAGGAAGCAGCGATAATGCCTTTATTGGTTGGGACGAAAGTGCTGATAAGTTTATTGTAGGAACAACAACAGCTACTGGAGGAGACACAGGTGATTTAACTGTAACAGCAGGAACATTAGTAGCTAATTTAGACGGAACAGTAAATACAGCTACACAAAATAGTATAACCACAATGACAGGATTAGTTTCTGTTGGAACAAGTGGAACAGATACAGAATTTGCTGGGAGAGTTGTTGCAAATGATTTATCAATGGGAGGAGCCATTACTTTAGGTGGTCATATAATTCCTAATTCAAATGCAGATTATGATCTTGGTAACGCAGAATATAAGATAAGACACTTGTTTTTATCGGATAATTCAATTTGGCTAGGAGATAAACATAAGATTGATGTAAGTGGCGGAAGAATTAAATTTAAAGAAGCTAACCTAGCTAAGGTTCCAATGACAATTAAAATAGCATATGACAATAGTGAATCAGCTGCACAAACAGCAGCCGAAGCAGCTACATCTCCCGGAAGAAATAAAGCAATATCTGCATTTACATTAAATGATTGGTTGCTATTTTCACAAGCAAGTGGTAAAACAATTAATGGAAACACAGGAACAGATATTTCAATAGACGACATATTTACTCCTCATGGAGAAAACTTTACAGTTGATGCTCCTGGTGATGTTGGGTTTAGTGATTTATCATTCAATGTAGGTACAACTCTTGATATTCTTGGTAATATTAATGTTCCTGATAATTCCATTCCTTCCAGTGCTATTATTGGTGGTGTAGGTTCTAATAACTTTACTACAGATGTATCAATGAATCAAAGACTCTTCATCGGTGGTGATATTTCAATGAATATGGGTTCATTTATTCATCAATTTTAAAAAAAAATATGTAATAAATATATAATGTCAATTGTAGCTTTAAAAAGAAAAACAGAAGCAAAATATAAAAATGTTAGTGCAAATGAAATAAATGGATTTTCATTAAATGGAACCAGAAGATTACAAGGATATATAGGACAAACATCATTATCTAGACATACTTCTTTTACCCCAATGAAAGGAACTGTTGCAAAAGGTCATGGAGGATGTTGTGGAACATATGAGTATGGTCGCACTGTTCGCTCAGCAACTATGATAAATGTAGAAGATAATAAAATAGTAAAAGGTTCTGTATTAAATACCAGTGGTATGTTAGCAGAAAGAGATATTTGCAATCCTTGTAATGTTGTAGCTCCCAAAATGCGTGATCAATCTGAATTTACCAAGAAATTAAAGAGTGAAGCATTAGCTTGTGATACAAGCGGTGCTAGAACTGAATGTTGTAAAAATACATCTCTTAAGATTAGCACATTATCAAAATTAAATTATGCAAAGGCAGAATCAGATTATGTTGCTATGTCTTCAGGAGAACATATTGATAAAATTAATAAAAATTGCACAGATAATGATCCATTTTTGGTTCCTATGAGTGTAAAACGTTCACCATTCGCTGGTTTTGCTTAAAAAAATTGATTAACTATTTTATAAATACTTAAAATAGTTAATGGAGAATCTAGAAGAAGAAATGAAAAAATATTTGGAAACCTTGAGTGAAACAGAATTAAAAGCATATGAAATAGCAAAAGACCATCTGGGCATGTCTTTTCAATTAGAAAAAAGTTTAGGTTTTTTAGAATGGCTTAAAAAAGAAAAAGAAAACTAATATTATTTATTTCTGCACCCTGATGTAGTAATTAAATATTGAATATTATTTACAATATCGCTTGAACTAGTTATAAAAAAATCAGGTAACAAACTATGAAGAAATGCAAAAATTGCACCCTTACAAAAAAGACTGCATAAATACATAGAAAAACAAAAATGTTGAAAATATGTCATACAAACTTTTCTGGGATGCGAAAACATTTATAATATAATTATATTTTTTAATTAAAAAATTGATTTAAATATATTTTCATTTTTTAAATAAATAATAAAGATGTTGTCACGAAGCACTGGTTTGTTAGCACGATTAAAGCAAAGATTTGCTCCACCTGTCGTAATTCTGGGAAGATGGGCTAACGAAGAATGTCCTGAAAAAACTAGAATTAAAACAGACCTTGCAAATGAAGACCATTGTTCATGTGATGATTATCTAGATAAAAAACGAAAAGAGCATATTGAAAAAGAAAAAATTAAGATTATTTAAAATATTACTGTGTGCAATAAATACAACCAATAACTAGTTCTTTATTACATCCTTCATACCAATAATCATCCATAATAGTAACAAATGTCCATTCAATATTTTCTAATTCTTCGTGTAAATAAATTTCTCTATTACAATTTTCACAATCTTTTATTAAAAATTTTTTAATATAAGATATAACATCAATTGGTAAATAAGATAAATCCATATTAATATAATATAAGATAGTTTATTTATTAGAAAGCATTTTTTTATAGTCTGCATAATTAAATACTTGTTTTTGTAATTCATTCTCACTATTTAATTTTTTACTCCAATCAGTTTGAAAATTATTATTTTTATTAACAACCGGAGGACAATTTAAAAAAGAAAAATTCACACATTTTCCCATATTAATAAATTTATTACGAAGAATTTCTTTTGGTTTTTCATCAGCCTCTTTGTTTTTTTCTATTTTATCCTCTTTTTTATTATTTTGTTTTGGTTTCTTTTTAATAAAAACATCTCTGTTTTCAAGAAAAACGCTATTTTTTTTCTTCTCTTTTTCTTTTTCTTTATTATCTTCTTTATAATATAGATCCACAAATTTACTTTTATTATCTTTATAGTATGTGTTATCTATAAAAAAATCTAAGCAAGAAAAGTGAATAACATAATAAGATGCAATAGAATTTAAAATATCATATGTAATACTATTGTTACAATAATACATAAAACCCATTTTAAATGAATCATAACACATAATAACATTTCCTCTTGGGGTATTCTTGATTAACACAGAAGACTTCCATTTTTTCTCTAAAAAATTATTTTGTTCTTTCATAATTTTATTATATTTTTCTTTATCATAAAAATCAGCAATTATATTATCATTAAAACTTTTTTCAGAATTAATTGCATAAAAAAATTGTTTTTTATAATTTTCAATAAAAAGTTCTAATTCGGTTTTTGGAATCGCAGTTATAGGTTTAAAATAAGGAAAATAATAATAAAAATTATTCTTTAACAAGAAACAAATACGATGAAAATATACATATCCAAAAAATAAAAAAGATGATTGAAAAGTATATTTATATGTTTTATCTAATAAATATGAAATCATAAATATATTATATAGTTAATTTTATGTTGTTTTTTCTAATTCCTTTTTTCTCTCTTCAAATAATGTATCCATTTCTTTATCTAAAAGAGGGACATTAATTCTATCATAAGTTTTATAAGGATTATCTGGATGAAAACGCACTAGATAAAGCCCTGTAACCTTTTTATCATATTTTGATTCAATAATTTTTCTATATGTATTCAATTGAAGACTATAATGCCAGAAATTAGTATCAGGAAGATGAGAAATACTTGGTGTAATAGCGAATTTGTTATAATTACTATCATAAACAATTTCTTTACTTCTTTTCCAATCATAAATTTCTAATTCTCCATTTTCATTTTCAAATATCATATCTATAGAACCTACTAGTTTTAATTCTTCATGATAGACCATCCATTCAGTGCGGAAAGGAATTAAATGTTTATAATCTTCTTTAAATTTTAAAAAGAAGGAATACTCAATAGAATCGTTCTCAATTTCCATTCCATTATAATATTTTTCAATATCGTTGTGTAATTTTGTTCCCGAACTAGTAGAATTGTCCGTATTTTTCTTCCAACTAGCTAGAATATCTTCTTTTGACATTTTGTAATATTTATATTCGGGGTCATTACTCCACTTAGGTGACTTTAAAATACGATTTACAATACCTTCAGAATCAAAATGAGGAAAATGTTGATGAACCCATGTAGTTACAGAAGTGCTTTCTCCTCTTTTTCCATGAATTGTATAAATATGAGGACCTTCTTCAAAAGAAACAAACTTATCTCTAGGATGAAAATTCTTCCAATATAAATACTCTAGTGTTCCAGGAACTGGTTCTTGCATTTGAAATTCAGTCATACTTATTAATTAATGCATAAAAAATATTTTTCTAATAAATCAATTTTTTAATATATTAAACTTTTAACAGTTTTGAAAGAAATGGTTTTAATTGAGATATAATTTTTTCTTGATGATTAGAATTAGTTCCTACAAATTTTTCCATATACTTTAAGTATTTGTCTTGATAATTTTCATCAACTAACAATTTTTCTTGATTTACCTGAATCCATTCTGAATTAAAAACAAACATAAACTCTTCTATAATTTGTTCAATGTATTTATTTAATCTTTCAGTAGATAACTTTGACCAAGTATCATTTTCAAATATATAAAATGATGTAATTCTACCATTAGTATTATATATAGGCATGTTTTCAAAAGTGTTATTTTCAAATAAATATTTAATTCCAGAAAACAAATCATTTTCAAACACTATATCCAAATAATCTTTTATTTTTGGATAAAGATGATTTTTATTAAATTCACAAAAATTTATTTTAGGATTTACGGGGCTTACAACTGTATTCATTTCATCTTTTTTATTTTGCATCGTTTTTTTATTTTTTAATAATTCTATTTCATATTTTAAATCCACAATATAATCAAGTAAAACTTCCGATGTTAATTCTTTTTGGAGAAAAGCTGATTTTATTTCATCTTTAGATAACATTTTGAATAGGAAATCTAAATATAATCTATATCAATTTTCCATGAATATGCAATTTACAGTAGTTGCAAAAAAAGACACACCTATACGACCGAAAAAGACAATAAAGGTTATTTCTCAAGAAGAAACATATTTAAATACAGTTAGCTTAAGAGTAAATATGTTAGATAGATTAAAAAATTCAAAACCGTGTAATTGTGGAAAATAATGTGATCAATGTATATATGGATAAATTAACCAAATTTCTCTTATTTGTTCTATTGTTATTTTTCTTAGGATTAATTGTAACAAGTGGAAGTAAAAATTTAGGACTTTATGAAAACATGGAAAACCAAGGGTCTAATCCAGCAATTCTAGACACTCAAACTCATGAAGAAAAAACATATAATTTTTAATCGTATAATATAATACCATAGTTATATATAATATTATATATGAGTCATTTTTCAAAAAATCAAATATTTAATGAGCCACAAACGAAACAATACGGAAGTCATATGGTTATGACAAATGTTCAAAAACAATTAAAAAAAAAATATATTAGTATTGACACTGCAAATAGTGAGGAATACAATTCATTAAAGACTTCAGTTTATAATATTTCTTTACCTGAAAGAACAAACGAAGTAAAACAATTATGCTTAAAAAATATTGAAATACCACTAACATATTATAATATATCTGAGAATTTAGGTAATAATTATTTTAGAATCACAATAAGTGGAAGTTCAGAGATTATTAAAATAGACGATGCAAATTATACGAGTAGCACTTTAAAAACAGCAATAGATACTGCTTTGGCTGGAAAGAATTTAACATGCACATTAACAGATAATGATAAATCTAGCTTTACTGCAAGCAGTGGAACAATTGCAATTGATTTTGATGTTGATCAGTATGGCAATAAAGATAAATATAATTTAAAGCATAAATTAGGATGGTTGCTTGGTTTTCGTTCTACTTCATATGATGTTTCAGCTACTACAACATCAGAAGCCTTTTTAAATTTACATGGTCCTAATTACTTATATTTAGCATTAGATGAATATAGTAAAAGTGGTGCGAATCAATCATTTTTGTCACCTCTTTTTTCTTCAATGGTGAATAAAAATATACTTGCTAGAATCCTAGTTGACCATAATGAATATAGTTTTGGAGAAGTAATTATAGCATCAGATAGTAATGGCCGTTTATTGTCAGATGAAAGACAATACGATGGAAAAATAGATTTACAAAAAATAAATGTGCAACTATTAAATGGACAAGGGGTTCCAATGAATTTAAACGGGTTAGACTTTTCATTTTGTTTGGAAGTAACTTATGAATAATTTAGTTACATTTTTCGCGTTTATAAAAAGAATAATACATAATAAGTATATATAAATAAATATTATGTCTGGAAATAACAATGAATGGAGAAAATTTGGTGGTGTTTCAAAATTAAATAGTTTCAATGTTATTAATACAGGAACATTAATTGCAGACCAATTCGTTTCACGAAGCAGTAGACCTACAAGTCAAACTTTCGCTGGTACTTTGGAAGTTACTGTTGATGTAGAAGCAGGAAATAATATAACAGCAGGAAATAATATACACATTGGAAACAGTATTACTGCATTTGCTGATATATTTATAAATCAAAACGCCTATATTAATCATAAAATATTTTTCTTTTCAACTGATCCTACTTCAGATGCATCATTAGTAGATTTAAGTTCAGTATTAGTATCTGATACGAGCCATGCATTTATTGCAGGTGACATATCTAATATTGGTATTAATATTGTTGATCCAAAAACTATTTTTCACATTTCATGTGATGTTTCTAATGTAACTGATATTTTAACAGTTGAGTCTAGTAATGGATTAATAAGAAGTATTATGAGTCAAACAAAAGATAAAAAAGGTATTGTATTTGATGCAAGTAATGAAACAAGTAACATTGCATTTTTTAATGGTGGTGAGGATATTAGCACTAATAAATTAAATACACCAACAGCATTTATAAGACATGTATCTGGTGGATTTTTATCTATAAATACTAGTAATACAATTGATGTAAGTAGTGCAACATTTTTTGTAGATACATCTGGTGTAAATCTTAAGTTAGATGGAAGTGGTGTTGTTTTAGAATCCAGTGGTTCTATAATAATAGATACATCTTCTAGTTTTCAATTAGATTCTTCTAGAGGATTTTTCTTAATGGATGCATCAACAGGTGCAATCAACATGGGAGCTTCAGGAGAACTTAGAATACTTACATCAGTATCTGACGATAACATTGGTTCCATTTTTGTATTAAATAAAGAACAAGCAATGTTATCAACATCCGGTGGTGTATTAATAAATTCATCTGGAGGTATAATTGAGTTAAATGCAACAAATAAAGGAGAAGTTGTTTTTAACTCTGGTTCTTTTAATCTAAATACTACTTTGAATTTTGCTCCTCCTGATGTTGACATTTCAACAAATAAATTATATGATGAAACCATAACAATTTATGATAATTCTTTACAAGAATTTTTCCCTAATATTTATAATCATGATCCATCTGGAATATTTACAGGTTCGGGATTAACTATAAGAACACAAGACCCATCTAATAATACAACTATGAGATTAGTATCTGCAAAATCAGGAAAAGGAGCTCAAATTACCGGTGGTGTTTATCCAGATAAAAACGATGATAAAAATATGGCTATGTTTGGTCTTACTGATTTATCAAATAATTTTACTCCCAATCATATGATTTTATCTGGTTCTGAAAGACACAATAAATTAACTACATTAGGAATAAATACATATAAACCACTTGTTGATGAATACGTGTTAGACATTAATGGCCCTATACATATTAATAATACTGAAATTAATACGGTAGTTAAATCTAATTTTGAGTATCAAACAATGAGTTTTTCTAGAATTAACTCATTATATGGTATTGCGTCTGGTTCGCCAAGTAGTATAATTGATACACAATATACACAAATATTACTTCATACAAGCGATGGTGGTAAAAATTGGATTCAATCAAATATTTATGAAAAAGAAACTGGTGAGGGGTTGGAAGAAGAAGATGAAGATACAAATAGGATTGATTATAAAGAATCATTTTTATTTGATCTTAATTATGGAATAATTGGAGGACAAGATAATAGAATATATTATACCAAAAACGGAGGTATTGATTGGAAAAAATTAGAATTTTCTGATCGTAGTAATGCTAATATTACAGCATTAGGAGGAACTATTACAAATATAGATAGTGTTGATGTATATCGTTTCTTTACTGTATTTGATGATGGTGGTAATAGTTTAATAAGAACCATTGATATTTCTGCATCCGTTATAGCAGCTAAGCTAGCTTTTGATTTTGCTAGCACTCATAAAGTATCAGATACTGAGGGTGAAACTTTTCTATCCAGAACATTAGATTCTACAGGAAGAATTGAATCTATCACTAGTGTAGATATTAATGGAAGATACTTATATTTAGCTGGAACTACCGGAATTGATAGAATAGATACAAACACAGACATTATTAATTTTCCAATACTCGGAAATTATCCTAGAACTATGAGTTCCGCTGGTGTAAGTCTTGGTATAACATCATTGAACTATAAAGATATTTGTGTTTATGACGATACAAATGTTATAGCTGTTGGTGATAATTTAATTTCAGTTACAACTGACGGTTTAACATGGACAGATGGTTCTCTTAATTTAATTAATAATATTGGAGATGTTAGTTTAAATAAATGTTTTATTGTTGATAAAAATAATGCTCTTATTGTTGGAGACCGTGGTACTATTTTACATTCAAATAATTGGTCTGATGTTAATTCTTGGACTCGTATTCCAGATAAATTGATTTCTCAAGCTGGAACTGAAAATTTATTATTGGATCCTTGTTGTAATTTAATTAGCATTGCAATGCCTGAAAATGGAAATTATCTTATTGAAAATAATATTGAACAATTCAGACTAGAAACAACAGACCTTCCTGGAACACCTGGTTTCAGTAGAATGGAATATTTCACTGCTCCAGGAATGTTTCATAATTCAATTAATAATGTATTAGATGTTTCTGGAAATATTGCTGTTACTGGTGCAATTAATGCAGAAAGTATAACTGCCGTCAGTATGCAAATAGCAGCTGTTGATGATGCTATATCAGGATTTATTGAAGGTTCTAATGATAAAACTGGTTATTTATTTAAAGCACCTTCTACGGTTACATCAAGTGATCAAAATGTGTTAAAAATTGATAGTAGTAATTCTATTTTACATCCAGGTATTAATACAGCACTAATGATTTTGAAAGCCTCAGAAGATACCACTGATGGAGATTTTATTATGCGTTCAGCTAATTTGGATTTAAGTAATGTTTTAATTCGCGATCCTAATTTTGAATTACCTCACGGACAATATACAGAAGATGTCATGCAAAGAATAACCAGTGGAATACTAATAGAAGGAGATTTATCATGTAATAATAGATTATTTATTGAAAAAGATGTTCAAATTAGTGGTCGGTTAGCAGTTCAACAATATAAAAGCGAAAATATTATTCATACTACAACCTCAACGTATTCATTTTTATCAATAAACGAAGATATGTCATTAAATGGACGACTATTTGTTAGTGATAAAATTGCAATAAAACCGGCTGGAACAGGGACTATGGATAGCGAACCAGAGGTTTCTCTTGATTTAAGTGGCTGCACAGATGCTATTCATATTCCAGCCGGAACAACCGGAGAAAGACCCAATGTTCAAAAAGATGGCTCAAACCATGCTGATTACAAGGGATATATTCGTTATAATACTGACCTAGATACATTCGAAGGTTTTGGAGCTGGACCTGCATGGGGTTCTCTTGGAGGTGTTATTGATGTAGATCAAGATACATTTATTAAAGCAGAAGTTACTGCAGGATTCGATGAAGACCAACTTCGCTTTTTCACTGCAAGTGGAGATGAATTTACAACACCCGCTCCACAATTAAGAATGATTATTGATGGAAGTGGTATGGCGATTGGTGGAACTTTTTCTACGGATATAAGTAATAATCGTTTAACAACTCCTCCAACAGGTGTTCATGCTCCACCAGATGGTTTAGTTGTTCAGGGACGAGTTGGAATTGGTAGTATGCGTCCTGCAGTTTCTCTTGATTTAAGTATGTGTAAAGATGCTGTCCATTTACCAAGGGGAACAACAGGAGAAAGACCGAACGTTCAAATTAATGGCATTGACCATGAGTCCTATAAAGGATATATTCGCTATAATACAGAACAAGACACATTTGAAGGATTCGGTGCAGGAAACTCTTGGGGTTCTCTTGGAGGTGTTATTGATGTAGACCAAGATACAAAAATTATAGCTGAAACTACAGCTGGAGCCGACAACGACCAACTACAATTTTTTACAGATGGTTCTTTAAATATGACTATTGACAAATCAGGGTTTGTTGGTATCGGAAATACTTCACCGAGTGCCTTACTTGATATTTCAGGTATGTTAATTCATAGAGGACCCAGGTCAGAATCTCTTACTGCTCCACTTTCTTTAAATAGTTTTAGACCAATTATTATCGGTAGTCCAATTACTAATTATAAGCATGGCTATGATAATACATTTATTGGTATGGATTCCTTAACAAATTTTCAATACGGAAATAGTTTTACAATTGTTGGTCATGACACTTTTCAAAATTATATTGGAGATACTGACGTGGATTATCCTGTAGATGAAAATGGTAATCAAACGGGGGAGGTCCATACATATGGCTCTGCAAATTCAATGAGTAATACTGCAATAGGTGATACCGCAGGGAAAGATTTAATTTATGGAGGTTATAATACTTTCTTAGGTGCAAACACACAAATAAGTGGATTTGTTACGAATACTATAACAAATCAAATTATGAACAGCACAGCAATTGGTTTTGGTGCCACAATTGATAGTTCTAATCAAATTGTATTAGGTGGCACAACCGGCCTTGAATCAACATATCCCGATGTATTTATGTACGCTAACGCATACATTTTAAATAATATCACTAAAGACATGATTCAAGATACAGAGTGGATTGATCACCCATCTGGTGTAGTGCCTGTTTTTATTGCTGGCACAAGCACGACTGTTTCTAACACTAATGAAAATATACCAGTCGCACAATTTATTAATGGAACTGCTACCGTAACTGAAATAAATAAAAAAGGTATTTTTCATAAAAGAGGAACCGCTTATTTTAGTATTTATTCATCAAGTAATAATTTGTATTTACACTCATATGCTAGTTCAGGACAAAATGATCCTTCAATATATTTCCGAATATCAGGAGCAGACAAAGCAATTATAAATTCTTCAGGACAAATTGAAGCAACCTCATTTAATGCAACTTCTGATGCTCGTTTAAAAGAAAATATCATACCTCTCAAAGACCCTCTACAAAAAATCAATCAATTGCAAGGCGTGCATTTCAACTGGATTGAAGATGCCAGTAATAATCTAAATACTGGTTTTATCGCACAAGATGTTGAAAAAGTTATTCCTGAAATTGTAGCTACAGCACAAGAAAAATCTCAAAAAGGAATTCATACAAAATCTATTAATTATAGTGCGGTTGTTCCTTATTTGGTTGAGTCTGTCAAAACACTTTCAAATGAAGTTGAAAACTTGAAAAACGAGAACGAAGCATTAAAAGAAAAAATGAAACAATACGACCTTTGGTTTGCACAATTATTAAATAAATAAAATCATAATGTAATTTTTACAATATGATTAATTAAACAATTCTAAATACTTTACCATTGCAGTCCATGCACTTACCTTTGATTGCCTTTCTCTTGTTCTTCATGGTAACTTGCTTTCCGCCGTTAATATCTACTTTACCTTTACATTTCATGCAGTAAGCTTTTACATCAGATTTCATACTTTTTCCGCCCTTTTTCATACTTTTCTTAAGAGTTTTCTTCTTAAGAGTTTTTCTTTTTTTACCTCCATTCATATCTTGAGACAACTTAGGAACGTCCATTATATATATTCAATAGATATTATTAAAGTTCAGTATTATAACTACAATCAACTCTACGAGCAACAATACGACTATTACGCGCTAAACATATATCTTCTTTTGTTTTCATATTCTTTTTATCTTCCCAAGACAATGGATGAAAAGTTGTATTAACACAACCGTCTAAATTTCCTGCAGAATTTAGCTCTCTATTAGGTCGTAAATGAGTATTAGAGCAATCAATAAAAGAAGGACAATCAGATACAGATAATTCTAATCCAAATATCATTTGTTTTCCAGTAGGTGTAATTCTGTTTTCTATTGTTTTTGTGTTTATACTTTCATTGTTCAAAGCATAAGAACGATAGTCAATATAATCTTGTGAGTTCAATACCGCAGGGTCATTACTTGAATGGTCAATACTCAATTTATTAGATATTTTTTTATGTTTTAAATAATCGCTCTGAGACATTATATATATAATAGACATTTTCTAAAACATAAAAGACTAAATTATTCATTCGGATTTTTATTTAATTGTTCCGCAATTAATGAAAATGACCAATTGGCATTATTTAAATCTACCAAATCACCTCTATCTGTTCTTAAACTAACAGACATTCTACGAATATTAACAGGACCAAAGTAATTTCTTTCTTGATTTTGCAAAGTTCCACCAAATTCAGTATAGGCTGAACCAGAAACTAAGTTAGATACCTTAAGAGGAACAAGACCAAACACATCTTTTACGAATGGACCAGAACCATAACTTTTTGAACTAACAGAAGTTCCAATAGAAGTGGAGACATTTTTTGAATTATAAATTTCTAATGCAGCATACATTTGTTTTTCTGTTAATCCTGATGAAGTATTATATACAATTTCACCAGAGACAGGATCACATTGAAAATCTGAACGGTTTGCATAAGAAGGCAATGGAACACTAGTATCTTGATTTGTAATCGTAACTAATCCGTCATTTAAATGGTTCTGATTAAAATCATCCAAACACAATAAAAAGTAATTATACAATTGTGTGCTTACTCCTGTATCACCTATTACCTTCATTGCATTTGTTGTTGTTGTTAAACCAATTGCTTTTAAATCATAAACTGTATATTCACGAAAACCAAGAACCCAACCTAATGTAGAATCCCAAGTTGTATTTTTTACACTTGAAAATCCTGCTGAACATTGTGCGAAACTAAACTCATCATAAAAAACTATTTTAAAATCATTAGGTAAATATTTTCTTAATATAGTGAGATTTATATTTAAATGATTCTTATTATTACGACTTACAAGTTCAAATTTACCTGTTAATTGTGTTGTGCTTGTATTATTTGTAATGGCTGCATTCATTGCAATTAACAATGACGCTCGTGTGTAAGCACCAGACGGAATAGTTAAAGTTATATTATTTTCTCCTCCAGAAGAATAAACACCGTCATCTTCAGCAATAATATTCATAGTATCATTTTTACCAGTAGTAATAGTAATTACATTTGAAACAGGAAGAATCTCGGTAGCACTTAGCACAATTTCTCCACTTGCGTCCACCAAACCTATAATTTCAGACGCACTATTCACTAAATTATTAGTATTTCCTTCGTCTGGTAATGAATGGTTATTTCCTTCGTCTAATATTCCCTGAAATAAATCATATTTTGTATCTGATAAAGAAGTATAGCATAATTCAGCATCCATAATTAATGTATCACGCCATGTATTATCTGCGTTAAAATCAGCATCTCTTGAAACCAAACCTGAAGACACATCCATTAATTGAATATTATAATTAACAGCTGTTAGTTTCTTATTTATCATTATATTAAAACCAATCTCATTAACATCATTTTGATTACTATTTCTAGGACCAAAAAATGCTGGATTTCCTTGATTATCTACACCCTGTGTTGTTGTAAATAACGGTAAATTATTACTTGGGTCTTTAAAACTTGCAATTTCTTTATTTATTTTCTGCTGCCAAACTGTATAATTTCCTGGTTGATTTCCTGGTTCGATAACAGTTGTATCTGTATAACCAACAGTATAACTATCAGATAAATCACTTAATGCTTTAATTTCAAACGCATCTGTTCTTGTTTTTACAGTAAATATTGGTTTATTAATATCAATATCTCTAGAATTATCATTTGTGCTAAATAAATATATCTTATTAAAATCTTGTATTGTAAGTAAAGGATCATTTTCACTAACAAATAACTCTCCTAATTTTTCATTTGTTTGTTCAGTATGACCCTTGCCTATATTATCTTCAATAATAGAACCATTTAAATCTATTTCATAATTAGTAGATTGTATATCCTTTACAATATCAAATTTGAAATTAAATCTATCAGTTGAATCAATATAAGCATATGTTCCAGATGGATCTTGTGTTATTTCATTAAAATTCAAACTTTCATTTTCACTATCATAGTTAAATGTGCTACTATTTGGAAGATTTTTAATACTATTATTTATTGCAGATATAAATTCGGTTGTGCTATAACCAATGTCTGTATATAATACTGAAAAACTTAAATCATTTATACTAGGGTCGACTTGAAATGCAGGTTGACTCGCTGTAAAATGAACCATAAGCACATCATTTCTTTCAGTTGCTTTTTGAATAAATACATCATTTTGAACAATTGCAGCTTTTTCACTTATTATATCATTTATTTCATTTATTTCTTTATCAAACCTAAAACAAGAATCTGTTCCATACCACATATTTGTATTACTTGAATTTGATGGAAATACAATTGCCACTTTTGAATTAGCAACATTTTGTGTTCTAAACCTATTAGGTTTTATTTTTAATTCATAAAAAGAATCAGTGCTATCGTTGTAACTAGAAACATTTGTTCTTTTCAAATATGAATCTGATAAATAATAATTATTTAATAATTGACTGCTTATATCTGCAACAATTTCTTGTCTTGTATAAGAAGCATCTGCTACTAATGTCATACTAATATCAAAACTTACATCAATAATTGAGACATTATTTATATCAAAATCACTTGTGCTAATGTATTTATACACAGTAAAAAAATTATTTTGTAAAACATTTGAATTTTCAGTATTTCCACTAGAAACAAAAAATTCATCGCTTGCACTAGGTTCGGGTTCTGGTAAAGTTTTAATTACATTAGGATAATACCTTTGTGTTTGAAGACCTAAATATGCAGGAATAGTAATATTTCTTGAAGCATCTTTTAAATATGGACTTAAACTTAAATCGTCAATTCCAGTTACTGGGAATTCTATATAATAACTATTTTCGTTATATGTCTTATCTATATCACATGTAACTGTTGTTAAAGAGGTAAATTTATTATAACTAACATCTGTGCTATTAAAATTAGTATCACTATAAATAGCAGCTTGTCTAGCAATTGCACTATTTAAATTATTTGCTAATTCTGTTGGAGTATAATTTCCTGCAGAAAGATCTATTTGAATATCATGATTTGGATTATCTTGTATTCCAGGAGCATTACCTTTAATATAAAAAAAATTACTTCCATATGTTTTTGCAATTGTGTACCATGTAAAAGGAATTTGTACAGAATATAATTTTAAAGAAACTACATCTTTTAAAGGCTCAGACAAATCAAAAGTGAATTCAGTAGGAAATGTTCTCTTATCAGCACGATACTGGCTATCAATACTAATTACTCGTTTTTTTGTTTGTTTTAATATTGGATTTAATGTTCCACCAGCATAAGGAACCTCTTTTGTATAAACTTCATTACTTTGTTCATCAGTTGTTGTATCTTTATCAATATTATCTGTTTGCGGTATATATTGTTTTGTTGGATTATATGCGTTAGGGTCAGCAGCCATTTCAGCATCCATTAATTTTTTTGTTTCTATTAGTTCATTAAAAGAGTCCTCGGAAAGTTCATTCAAAGTAACATCATAATCTATTAATCCTTTTTCTTTTAATTCATCTAGAGTTGTGTTTAATGCATCATTTTCTGCTTTTTGTTCATCTGTTAATTTTCTATCTGTAAAATCCTCATATAATTCTTCATCACTATCGTCAAAAAAATGTTCGTATATATCTTCAAAAAATTTTACTAATTTCTTGCTAGATTTCGCTTTTGAATTTTCATATTTATGTATCATCATTAATATTTTTGCTTCTAATTCTCTATCTGTTGGATTATTTAGATCTAAAATTTCGTATAATTCTGCATCACTGTAATCTTTAATTTTATACAGGTCTTTAGACATTAAAAAACTTACTTATAATAAGAGTACAAATCATTTAAATTATTTTGTTAGGTATTGCTTTTTATTCTTTTTTTAAACATATTTGAAATAAATTCCACTAAATCTATTTTTTGATTCATTTTAAATAACATTTCTTGCGGAAAACATTTCAATCCTTGACCTCTCTTCATATGTTTATTTCCCTTAAAACATAAAATATCAAAAACCTTCATAATTGTTTCTTCATCTTTATCCATCTCTGTTCTATCAATACGATATTCACCCATAAAAACATATCGGTTATAATTTTTTTCATCATATACCTGAAAACTGTTTATCTTCGGATTATTTCTTATTAATCCTATTCCCATAATAGAATTTATTTCATTATTCATTTCCAATACAAAGACAATACTATTTTTATTTATATTCATTGATAATGGATCTGGAGCACAATATAAACATCCGCTGTGATATTTTTCAATACGATAATTTTTATTTTCTTCCCAAGTTTCATTTGTAAATCTTGTTGTAACAATAAACTTTTTCATTAAAAATTTGAAATTTTTTAATTTGTTTTTATATTCTCCATAAGACATATCTTTAAAGTTCTCCATTGTAGTTGTCATTTTTTCTTCTATTAATTACTTAAATAATAAATCAATTTTTCTAGATTCTACTATTTTCCAATACCATGGTTCATCATAAACAAGTTTAAGAGAACCTTTCTCATATAACTTATTCTTTAAAAATAATGCATCTTTATTCTTTGTATTCCAAGAAAATTTAATAAAGAAACTCTTGTAATTCTCTTTGTTGGGCAGTGGCTCTTCAATAATCTTGTAAATATATCCGATGTTTAAAGCTACCAATGTTTTAAATATTTCGTCAGGTGAAATTGTTTTTTCTACCTTAGGGATACACAGCAAGGTTGGTTTGTAGAAGGTCATTTTATTGCTTTTATTATTTTAAAAGTAATAAATCAATTTTTTTAAGCTTGAATTAAATCTCCGCTCGTGGCCACATTTCCAAAAATACCTAGCTTATTAATAAACCTTTTATTTTCATGAATTTTTTGAATAAATTTGCCGAAAATAATTTCAAAATTTATATTCTTTTTAAATTCTTCTTCTTGTTTTGTTAGGTAATAATACCATCTAATAGCAGCTATTTTATTTAATTTATAAAAACAAGTATATATATTTTCTTTATCGTCATCTATACATTTAATCATATTGTGCGAATTATTATATTTCTCAAAATTAAAATCTTCCCCTAACCAATATCTTCCTGTAATTTTAAATAAGTTATCCCATTCTATTTTTCTTTTTAACAATGATTTCAATCCTAATAAAGTCATGGTTCCTTCACCATATGATTTTGAAGCAGAATAAATTATTTCTCTTACTTCTTCATCTTTAAAAACATTCACTAATAAATCAATATTTATAGATAAATAGTCGGTTTCCTCTTTATTCAAATCTGTGCATTCTACTACAACAATATAATTATTTGGAATATTCTTCTTTATACTTTCAATTGTGGTTTGTAATTGTAAAAAACGTTCTTTTCTTGTAAATACACTCCTAACATCACTATAACTTAATGGAATATTAGGTGTATTTATTATTGATGGAATTAAAACTACATTCATATTCATATAAAAATTATTTAAAACGATAAATTTATATCATTTATATGAAATTTCTTTTATTAAATAACAGTTTTCATTATAAAAATTATAATGCAATTACTTCTTATAGATGTTATGAATTAACTGAAATTGATGTTGATAATGAAATTGAAACCCTTGAAGAAGTAGAAAATACTTATTCTATTTCATTAAATGATTATGATGTTATTTATAGTCCAACAATTGCATATGATGTAAAAAATTATCAAAATAATAAATTTATTTTTGGACCACATTTTTCTGTTTTTCCAGAAGAAAAAGATATGAAAAAAATTTCTTATCCTAATGCTGTTTATTTACAACCTAGTCTATGGGCAGTTGAATATTGGAAAAAATATCCTTGCACAAAAAATGTTAATTTTCAAATTATGCCCTTTGGGGTTGATTGCAAAATGTATAAAAATATTCGTCATTTGAATGATAGAAAAGATGTGCTTATTTATTTTAAGTCAAGAAGGCAAGAAGAGTTAGCCTTTGTTACTAATTATCTTACATTAAATAAAATTGACTACACTATTTTCTATCACGGTATTGAATATGAAGAAACCGATTATTTAAAATTTTTGCAACAAAAAGCTAAATTTGGAATATGGATCGGAAGACACGAAAGTCAAGGATTTGCGTTAGAAGAAGCAATGGCTGCAAATGTACCACTTTTTGTATGGGATGTAGTTTCAATGAAACAAGAGATTGGACAAAATTATCCTAATATATTTGCAACTTGTGTTCCTTATTGGGACGCAAGATGCGGAGAAAAAATTGACCATGTAAATGAATTTTGTAAAATGTTTGAAATTTTTATATCTAAATTACCATTATATGAACCTAGAAAATATATTCTTGAAAATGTGTCAATGGAAGCTTGTGAATTAAAGATGAAAAATTTTTTAAGACAATTCCTTCAAAAATAAATAATGAATAATGTAAAACATAAATAACATTGTTGTTGCTAACCAAGCATCATATGATAGATTTTTAGGCCAAATATATAATAATAACAATTTAATGAAAATAATAAAAAGATAAAATAACATTTTTATTTCTGGTGGATACTTAAATGTAATTGCTTTTGGAAAAATCTTATAAAATTTTTTTCTTAATGGCTTATAAAATAACAAAATGATATTCACCAATATACCAAAAACACAAGTAAGTAGAATATATGGATAAAACAATGAGGCTATCTTTTTATCAATAAAAAGTAATGGAAGTAATACAAAACTAAAATATGAAACTGGATACATTATATTATATAATTATTTTAAAATCTATATATTTCAATAAATATAAAGATGAATTATTAATAATAATAACATGGTAAAAATTGCTTTCCATGACAATTGCTTATGCGAAAGAGGAACTACTGTTTCTGTTTATGATTATGCTTATTATAATAAACATTATTTAAAAAATGAAAGTATTATTATGTTTCAAGGAAACGATAAAAGAAATGTTCCCGCTGTTTTAGAAAAATTTCAAAAAGAATTTACACTAAGACCATATAACCATTGGAGAGAAGCAGATAATATATTAAAAGAAGAAGGTTGTGATATTATTTATCTTCAAAAAGCTGGAGAATGGGATGGAAAAATGGCATCAGTGTGTAAAAATATTATTCATTGTGTTTTTAACACTGCACAACCCCATGGTAATGTATATGGAAAAATTTCAAATTGTTTTGGTAACAATCATCCTGTTGTAAATTATATGGTTAATATTCCTAATATTAATACTAATCTAAGACAAGAATTAAATATTCCTGATGATGCAGTTGTCTTTGGAAGACATGGTGGAAAAGACCAATTTAATATTTCTTTTGTTCATTCAATAATTGATAAAATTACCGATGAAAACCCAAATATTTATTTTCTTTTTTTAAACACAGATGTTTTTTGTAAGTCAAAATCAAATATTATTCATATGGAAAAGATTATTGAACTAGAAAGAAAAACACAATTTATTAATACTTGTGATGCAATGATTCATGCTAGAGAAATGGGTGAAACATTTGGTTCTGCAGTTGCTGAATTTTCTATACGCAATAAACCAGTTATAACATGCTTATCTGGAGATAGAGCACATATTGACATTTTAAAAGACAAATGTTTTATATATAAAGATCCTGATAGTCTTTATCAAATTTTTAATCATATTTTTTTGACTATAGATACAATTAAAACAAAGGATTGGAATGCGTATGAAGAATATAGACCCGAAAACATTATGGATAAATTTAATGATATTTTTATAAAACCTTGTTTGTAAAATACATAAAAATAGTTTATTAGATTGTTCAAATAATTAATATTAATAATAAAATTTTTATTTATATTAATTTATTTCTTTGTAAAAACAGTAATAAAATCATCTTCTTTTAAATTAAATGTGTTTCTAGTATCAAAATACTCAATATTAAAATTTTTATTTATAAAATATTTAATTTCTACTGGAAAAATAGATAAATCTAAAAATCCATTAATATTTTTTGATTGGATATCCTCAATTATATATTTTCCATTTGATGATAAATATTTATTTAAATGTATAAATGAGAATACTTGATGCTCTCCATCATGAGACCCATCATCTAAAATAACATCTAATTCTTTACCTATATTAAGCATTACATTTTCAAGATCTTTTTTACTATTTTGATTTGCTGCAAAAGTTTTAATTCTATTTTCTGAAAATATTAATTCTTTGTTTATGTCAATACCATAAATGTTTGCATTAATAAAATAATCTCTCCACATTCTTAATGAATTACCAGTTCTATAGTAATTTCTTTTCTCATCACCATCCTTTGCACATTTATTTAAATTATAAACTCCACCTAATCCTATTTCTAGCATTTCTTTAATTTTATGCTTATCACCTTTGAATATATTTTCATATCCAGGCATATAATTATGACTTACGCGACTATTTTTATCTAAACCATAAAATAATGACAAATTTGTTAAAGATGCATTTTTTAAATCACATTCAAAATTAAATAAGTCTATATCTTTTTTTAAATACCTTGATACATTTTGGTAAGTTTTAATGTTATAATAAGATAAATAATAATAATTATCATTAAAATCTTTATTTCTTACATGTTGTTTTTCATTATTATATTTCATTTGTTTTAATTTATTAATTAATTCATTTTTTATAGTATCGTCATTACATTCTTTATTTATTAAATATTCAATATAATCATATAAATTATTAATATTTCCAATATACTTAGGTAATATTTCACCAGTTTCTGTTATTATTTTATCATATTGTGGAGTCCAATGACCTGGATCATTTATTTTACATGCATCTGGATTTTCTGTAAATTTTAAAAATTCATTAGGCATTTCTAATGATGTCTTGTTAAACATCATATTAAACGCACTATGGAATCTCTCAAATGGATTTCGCACTAATGTAAATATTACTAAATCTTTAATTCTAATGTCATCTTTATTTTTGATATTAATTTCTAATCTTGTTTGATTTCCAAATACATTTTTTAAAATATTTCTTACTTCATTGCTTGCACACTTAGCCAAAGATAAATATGCTATTTTAATAGAATCTTTCATTTCATAAATATACAAATCCATTTTTTTTTCACGATGTAAATAATAGCGTTCTAATTTAATATCATTATTTATCATAACAGATAAATCATTATTTTCAATCTTCAAATTATTCACCATTTTTTGCTCCATAACTTTTTTATTCTCGTTATCCATATTATTCAATAGGTTTATATTATCTTTATTAAATATTAACGAATAATATTTTTCGTAATTTTCTAATATTTCAATTGCTTTATCTACTATGTTTTCATAACTAGACCAAATAATTAAATCATTATAAGGAATCGTATTATTTAATGGTGACTTTTCTGATAAAACAATTATTCCATTTTGTAACGCTGGAAGACATCTTAATTCCTCAAATGTATCGTGTTCATTTGTTTGATGAATATTAATTAATATTTTTGTATTTTGGTATATTTTTTGTAACTCATCTTTATCAAAACAATTATTAATATTTTTATAATTTAATTTTCTTGACTTTATTATCTCTATCATTCTTTTTCTTCTTGGTTCATTTTCATTATAAAATGTAGTCATCATGTCATTATTTCTATTTTTTACATTAATATAATTGCCTTTATAAATTATTGGAGCAATATAAGTTAATTTATTTGATAATTCTTTATAAATTTCTATTGAATTTATATTATAAATATTTGGATTGCTATAATCTATCACTATTTCACCTTTACTTAATTTATCAATGTCTACTACTCGAACAAAATAATATTTATTATTATCATATTTTATTTTACCGATTGGAGTATTTTTTAATAAACCGCGACCATTTTCTTTTATTAATGTATGTTCTATATTTATATTTATTCTAATTGTTTCCTCTTCATTATTAAAACAATAATTATTATTATTTAATACTATATTACTAGTTATTTTATGCTTTTCTATAATATATTTTATTATAGATATTATGTATTGATAATAATCGTTTAACATATTGCAATTATTAAATAGAATTAGTTTTGTTCCATTAAAATCATAATTCATATTAATTATAATAATATAGTTTCAATTATATTTAAACTATTTCAATTGTATAAAATGTTGTGTATGTTTTCTACATAATGCAATCCAAAAACATATGTTTCCTGTATTACAAATAACATACTTACATTCTGACATAATTAATACTATAGCATAAAAGTAATAAATATATTGCAAATTATATTCTGGAGTTCTTCCATGATTATCTACTGTTTTATTTTTATCTTTTGAAATATGACGAATCTCATCATAAAAAATAATATTATTTTGAAATTCCTTTTTCATTGTTTCAATAAATTCCGTTTCATCAGATTGAATTAGAAATCTAATATTACTATTATTTGCCAATATCTTATTTGCTTCATTTATATATTCATAATATTCAGGAATATTACATTCTGTTGCTTTATCGTTTCCTCTTAAAAATAAAACACATGTATTTTCAAAATTAAGTTCATATTTTTTAATCAACTCATTTTTAATATTTAATATTTTATTAGTTGGTTTGAAATAAATATCAATCATTTCATAAAAATATGTCAAATCTAATTTTTTATACTCTTCAAATTGAATCTTACCATCAACCTCATTAATATTCGGCAAAGATAATTTTAATTTTTTTATATCAATTGGCTTATCTATATTTTTATTAAAAAAATCATAAAATAATTTATCCAATGGATTTTTTTTATACCAGTAAAAAGTTTGACAACAATCTATTTCAGAAGGGATTTCATTATATACAAATAAAAAATCTATAATTTGAAATAATATGATATTAAGACATGAAAAGAAACCTCCAGTATGATTTCTTAATTTAAGAATCATTTACATTTAATTATATTATTCATTTATATAATTTATAATGCTCTATTATTATTCAAAAGATAATAAATAATATAAATATGTAATCACATTTATATTATATATGAAAATTCATTTTAATGGTTGGTTTGGAGGCTTTATAGATAAAACAAACCCTGGGCTACATGTGGAATTTTTTCTTGAATTATTTGAAAAGATTTATAAAGAGCCATGTCAGGTTGAAACATTGGAAAATAGTGAAATCCTATGTGAATTTGATATGTTACTTGGCTCTTCTTCCAAAATTCATTTTAAAACATGGAAACATACCTTTTTATTTTCTGGTGAATCTACTTTAAAATGTAAAAAAGAAGACTATGATTGTGTATTATGGGGTGAAAAAAATCATAAAAATGTTATTAACCTCCCTTTGTTTATACCATACATTTATACAAACAAATTTGTAGATACCCTTGAAAATATTTGCTCCGCTCAAAATTTTCCAAAACATAATGTATTAGTTATTATTTCTAATCCTGCAGGAAAAACTAGAAATAAGTTTATAGAATTGCTTGAACAAAATTTTCATGTTTGCTATGCTGGTAACTATAAAAATAATATTGGAGGAACTTTTAAACCTGCATATAACTCTCAAGAATTTAGAAATTTTATTAGTCAATTTAAATTTATGATATCCATGGAAAATAGTCGTGAAGACACCTATATTACTGAAAAAATTATAAATCCATTATTAGCAGGAATTATTCCTGTGTATTGGGGTTCAAAACATGTTTATGATTATATTAACAAGGACCGTTTTTTATGTCTAGAAAATTTTTATGATGAAGAAGAAATGATGTCAATAATTAATAAAATGAAAATTATATCCGCTGATCAAGAGTTATATAAGCAAATTACAAATACTCCTATTTTTCAAAATACAAAACTAGAAAGGCATATAAATATTGTTGCAAATGATATTGTTCATTTATTAAACAAAAATTCTTGGTCTTCCTTAGCTAAAATTTATTGTGTAAATAATCCACTATTTGAACCCGATAGAAATAACCATCTACAATCTTTATTTTCATCGCAAAATATTCCTGCTCCTATGGTTTCTTACATAAGTCCTACATATAAAACTACTATTACTGATGATATTTATACAAACAATGTTAAAAAACAATTGGTATTAAATTTACGACCAACACCTATGAAAAAAGGAGAACTTTCTTTATTTTTAAATTACAAAGCCGTGTTAGAAAATATTGTAAAAAATTATAAAGATGGAATTTTTCTTATTCTTGAAAGTGATGCTATGATTGGAAAAGATATTAAATTGCTTCCTAGTTTTATTAATGATATTAAAGATAAAGACTGGGGTCTTATTCATATTGGTGCAGAAGATAAACAAATATGGAATAATAATCCTAATTTATTATCACCTACTGGATATGAAAAAAGAGTTATGTATCCTTCTTCTATTGTAGAAGATATTACTAATTACAATGATGTTTTTAGACTTTCTAGAAAATTCCATACAAGATGCACTGATTCCTTTTTATGGAGATATAAAGCCATTTCTCATTTTTTAGACTACATGAATTCTAATACTAATTATGGGGTTCCATTTGATTACTATATGTGCAATTATTTTGAACACAATCCATCTATTAAACATTATTGGAGCGAACATTCATTTTTTATTCAAGGAAGTGCGTATGGAAATATGCAATCAACCATACAAAATTAATTCTTTTAATCTTTCACTACATTTTTCCACACTTAAATTCTCTTCTATATATTTTCTTGGTTCATATGTATGCAATTTTGAAATAAATTTTTTAGTTGTATCTTCCAATTCATCTATATTATAAAATATTTCTCCACACCGATTATCCCAATACGGAACACTTGTGCAACTAATTGCTCCATATGTGCTACCGTATTCTTGATTCATTGTCTTTACATTCCAAACTAATAATGGAACATCGCATGACAAAGCCTCTTCTATTGCAAATCCTTGACTCTCATGTGCATCCAAAATTATTCCAAACTTTGCATCTTTTAAACAATCCAAATAGTCTTCCTCTTCATACTTTTCTACATAATCAAATACTATTGGTAATATATTATTTTTTTTACAAAATTTAATTAGTTTCATCAACTCATCAGGATTTCTTCGCTTGAAATAAATAAATATACGATTTCTTTCTTCTATTTTTTTATCTGGTTTAAACTTTTCCATATTCACTGGAAAACTAAACACCTTTACTGGTAAATGTATTTGTTTTAATATTGGTTCCCATAATTCTTTTGTCCATATACTTGGTTGAATATACACACTATTGTTGTGCTTATTTATTATTCCATTTAATTTTTCATTTGGAAAAGTTGAAAAATGAGGTCCAAAAATAAATCTTTTATTTGGATATTTTGATGTATCTATTGCTTGAGATGAATGAAATATTATTTTATAATCTTCTATTTCAGACATTTCTCCAAATTTGTATTCCATCTTTAATTCTCTTAGCATTTTATTTAAGCCCTCTATATTTTTTTTATGCATTTCATCTCCTATTATCAATATCATATATATACAATAGACTAATTTCTTTAACTCTATAATATGATATAAAAAAATAATAACATTCATTGTATATTATGTTAATTCCTTTTTCAAAATTATGTCAAGTTTTTCAATTAAAAATAAAAGGTATTTTACATGTTGGGGCACACGAATGTGAAGAATTAAGAGACTATATTCAAAATGGCGTTTCTAATCAAAATATTTTTTGGATAGAAGCTATGCCTGATAAAGTTGAACTTATAAAAAATAATCCACAAATTCAAATCTTTCAAGCTTTAATTGATATTGAAGATGATAAAAATATTCCATTTTATATCACAAATAATGGACAAAGCTCATCTCTCTTAGAATTTGGTAGTCACGCTACTAATCACCCCCAAGTTGAAGTCGTAAAACAAATTAATTTAACTACTACACGACTTGATACACTTATTGATAATCAAAATATTCCCATTCAAAATATTAATTTTTTGAATTTAGATATACAAGGCGTTGAATTAAGAGCTCTCAAAAGTATGGAAAAATATTTACAGCATATTGATTTTATTTATACAGAAGTAAATTCAGAAGAAGTCTATAAAAAATGTGATTTGATCCAAGATATGGACTCATATTTATTTACATTTGGTTTTAAAAGAGTTGCTACCAGAATGGTTGATAATGTTGGCTGGGGTGATGCTTTCTATATTAAAATTAATGAATAATTATATCATCAATAAATAAATATGATATAATTAATAGATTATTTAAGCCCACAGTATGAGCCGCTGTCTCGTATATATTCTATTCGAAATAAAAAAAAGATTTTTAATTTTTAATTTACAATATTTAAGATGTATATTGATTTTGTCGGCTTTTCAGCGTCATCCAATTTTTTTGTAATTTTTTAAACCAATAGGCGCACATCTAGATATTTGGCTGTGACGAGACATATTCAATAAGTTTAATTTTTTAAATCATTTTCAAACTTTTTTATATATATTTATGGAAAATAATGAATCTTTAGATACATCTTGGTTTCAAGAATATAATAAATTATTAAATCTTCAAACAAATTTCAATAAAGAAAAAATGATAAATATTGATGTCAAATTTATTTACATTGATAATAATGATAATATTCAAAATATTTATTGTGAAAAATTAAATTTACATTCATCCGATAGTGGTTCTCAAATTACGAAAGAAGAACTTTTAAAAATTATTCAAAAAAATAAAACAAAGAACAATAGTAAATACAAACTTGAAGATATTCTTTTTTTTCATATTCCTATTGACCACGAGAACATTTCCAATTTTAATAATCAAGATTCCTCTGGTAATTATCTAAAAAAGGTTTCCTTTTTTGATTCTTTAGAAATTCCTGAATCTATTTTTATTTTTCACAATATAAATTCTCTTTATTTCATATTTAAACTAAACGATACTGATAAACATAACTTTACGATCAAATCTATTTTAAAAAAATCTACTTCTAATTCCAAAAAAACAAAAACAAAAAAGGTTCAAATTAACGAAATACCCATCTTTCAAGAAATTATTAAGAAATCTAAGAAAAAAACCACTAGGAAAAATAGACCTGCAAAATAAAGTTCTCAATGGTTCTCAAATATACACTTTTATAAACTATTTAAAATATTTTTTTCTAACTAACAAATGACATCTATAAAAGATGATTTTCCTATTTTAAAAAGTTGTACAGAATTTGAAACTCAGAACTTTTTAGAGGAAGAAATTGTTTCTATTTATTTTTTACTGCATAGAAGTCACAATTTTCAACATATACGAAATGTTTATAATAAAACTATTGAGGTTCTCGCATTTTTAAAAAAACATAAAAAAAATAATTCTTATACAAAATATATTGATCTTCTTTATCGTATGATTCCACAAACTAGAGATATTATTTATGGAAAGGGAGAACATGATATGGCATATTTATTAATTCTTGCTTTTTATACATATGAACCATCTCTCAGTATTTTTGCTTTACATAGACTTGTATCACCGATTATACCTACCTCTCATTATTTCGGAAGCTGGCGTGATATAAAATATTTTTGTTTATTTGTAAAAGATTATTCACAAGAAAAAGATAACCACCCCCTTATTTCTTATGCTATTGAACTTATGAATAATCAACTTTATTCTGATATTCATATCTATAAGTTCTCTCAAAATTGTTTTTCTAAAAATCATATTTCTAATGTTGCAAAATGGATTCCTAGAGAAAGACAAAATAAATTTTCTTGGTTATATGATAAACTTGCGTTACATTGGGCAAAACTTACAAAACCATATCTTTTTGATAATGTTACCACATTAATGCAACATCAAAAAGTTCTCAACAAATCTAAAAAATTATATAGGAAACAATTTTCATTTTTAAATAAAGAATTAAAAACCACAGAAATTTTTTTAACACAAAAGAAATTTGATTTAATTGAACCTAATGAAGTTCAGTTACAAACATTAGCTCATGAAAATCATTTACTTGATTCTTCTGAATGTATTGAAAAACAAGCATGTATAGATAAAATACGAACACATCTTGAAAACACCTTTCAACCTCAAGAAAACTTTATTTACAAACATGATTTTAGAAACATCAATCATATATCATTATCTTATATCGTAAAACAAGCATTTCTAGCTATTCAACATAATAATAATGAACCGCTTACACTAATTAATAATCTGTGGAAAAAGATGAGTATTTTAATTCCTTATTATGAAAAGGATTTTTTTATACCCGTTGTAGATATTTCACTTTACTCCAAAAAAAATAATTCTGAATCCTTTTATTCATCTCTTGCATTAGCTATTTTATTAAGTGATAATAGCAATATTCAAAATAGAATTATTGCAATGGACGCAAAACCTATTTGGATTCAATTTGAAGATACTATGACCTTTACAGATAAAATTAAAACTTTTATTCTTTCTACACAATGCGGTCAAAATACTACTCCTGATTATTTAAATGTTATTGAACTTATTTTTCATGCATTAAACAATTCAAATATGTCTAACTATTTTATTAAAAATGTTAATATTGTATTTTTCAGTTCTTTCTATAATCAAGAAATAATGCAAACCTTTTTCAATAAATATCAAAAATATTTCAAATTATATGAAAAACTTCCTATTATTACTTTTTGGAATACATCTACAGAAAACAATATTCAATTACCTGTTCTATTTAATCAAAATAGATATTTATATATGTCTGGGTTCTCCACCTCTGTATTAAAACAGTTTATTAAAACAAATAAAAAATCTCTTAATAAACCTAAAAACCCTTTTGAATTTGTTCAACATATGTGTAATCTACCCTATTATGATTCATTTTCTCATTATTTACAATTGTATATTTAATTTTTTTTGTTTTCTTCCGCTTTTATTTTTGTTTCTGCAAGCAAAATTGTTCTTGCGTTAAATTTTTCTGGTGTAAATTCTGGTTTGAATTTATTTCCTAACTCTTGTATTGATTTTTTATTTTTTGAAGAAAACTCATTATATAACTTATCTAATGTTTCTTTTGCTGTATAACGGTTTTTATTATTAATCATTATTTCTAATAATATGAACTTAAATTTTTTTATTATTTCATCGTTTTCAATTATTTCATTTGACATTAATTTTAAAATATACAAAAATATAATTGCTAATGAATAATTATCCCATGTTTTATTTTTCTTTACAACCATATCATACACCTTCTTTCCTTCAAAATTTACATAATCACCCATTTCTTCATATAAATTTCTTTTTAATAATTCTTTTTGTTCATTATTCAAAAGTTCTTTCACTCCTGTATTCTCATTTAAAAAATCATTTACTGCCTTTTCTAGATGTATATTTTCTATTATTTTTTTTTCCCAATCTTCTCCCAATTCATTACACAAAAATGTTAATAAACATATATCAAAACACCAAGGACCATAATCTGGTCCATATACAAAAAATATGCTTTTTGGATCACTCTTTAATACATCTTTTGATAAACCAAAATCTATAATAATTGGTTGTCTCTTTTTATCGTCATAAACAATATTATTTTCTTTTAAATCCATGTGCACAATATTATTTTGTGATAGTTTATTTATTCCTTCGCACAAATGTGTATAAGTATCCAAAAGCACTTTAAAAAATATTCCAGAATTATTTTCATTTTTTGATAGTAAATTTAAATAATTTGCAAGAGTATGTTCCCCAACAAATTTTATTTTATTTGTTTCAAATTCTTTTTTTTCCTCTGTGATAAACTCACACTTTTTTATTTCGTTTGAATCATTTGATGATAATTCTATTTGAGAACTTTCTTCAATTGGTGCATAATAATTTCCATAATTCTTTATTTTTTTTATATTTTTCCCGATATCCTTCTCATTGTCTGATGTTTCTTTTCTTTTTTGCACCTTTTTTATATAAACTGGTTTTTCATTTTTATTAGATAAAGTCACATCATCCATAAATATACAACCATATGCTCCTTGACTAAACAATACCACATTTTCTGATAATTTACTCATTTATATTATTTTCATATTATTTTTAAGATTTTTTTTCATAACTATTGAATTTATAAATTAATCCATTGCTTTCTTTTTCCTCACTTTCCTCAATTAAATCATAGTTTTGTTCTAAATACTCATCTGTTATTGGGTTATATGTATCTCCTTCTATTTCTTTATCAATTTTTGTCATATAGATCTTTTTACAATCATGCATAAACCTTTTATAAATTTCACTACCTCCTATGACAAATATTTTACGCTTTTTGTGCTTTTCACATATTTTCACACATTCATCAATATTACAAAAATATAATTCCTCATCTATTTGTTTATTTTCCCCACTACGAGTCAATACTATATTTATTCGTTGATCTAATTTTTTCACTGGTAATGAGTCGTAGGTTTTTCTCCCCATAATTACTATACTATCTAGTGTTAATTTACGAAAATTTTTTAAATCTTCTTTTATTTTCCAAGGCAAATCACCTTTATTTCCTATTACATGATTTTTACTTTCTCCTACTATACAGTGCAACCGTTCTCTTAATTTCATCATATATTATATATTCAAAACTATTTAAATAGATTATAATAGATAGTATTGTGTAAATAGATGTATATATTTGTATAAAACAAAATCATATGTTCATATTTGCTCCTATAGCTCAGTTGGTTAGAGCGTTGTTCTTATACGGCAGAAATTAATGCTTTTATTAGGCTAAGCAAAGGTCGGCGGTTCGAGACCGCCTAGGAGCACATATAAATACTTATGTTACTGGTTTCGTAGTGTAACGGTTATCACGTTTCCTTTACACGGAAAAGGTTCTGGGTTCGATTCCCAGCGAGACCATATTCTCCTATAGTGTAGTGGTTATCACTCGGGACTTTGAATCCCGAAACTTCGGTTCGAATCCGGATAGGAGAATATTGTGGGGGAAAAGCTATATAAAATTAAAAAAGGGCTTTTCTGCGTTGCATGTGTGTGGTGGGATGTGCAACATTGAGGAGGAATACCGACCACATCTTTCTTTATCATATTTTTCGTGGATTCGGGTTTTTCATGTTATATAAAGGGTGGTGGGGTTATATAACACAAAATGCTTTCTTAGCTTAGTGGTAGAGCATTACACTTGTAATGTAAAGGTCGTCGGTTCAATTCCGACAGGAAGCATAAGCTTTCGTAGCTCAGTTGGTTAGAGCATCCGACTGTTAATCGGGAGGTCAAAGGTTCGATCCCTTTCGAGAGCGGCATTATATAAATCAAATGGGGTTGATTTATATAATATTTCAATTCATATAAAAATTTATATTGGTGGTATTACTGTGGGACAATTAGACCTGGAGGAAGTCTATAAAAGCCTCTAAGCACGAATGTCCGAGTGGTCTAAGGAGCCAGACTTAAGACCTGGTAGCGTCAGCTGCGTGGGTTCGAACCCCACTTC